GGTACCTTAGCTCTAGTGCTCTTTCCAATCACAGCCTTCCGGGGTGGTGGGATGCCTTTACGAAGAACACGTTCTTGTAAAGCTCTCAATGCCTTAAAGGTTAGAGTGGAAATTCCCTCTTGCGAAGCGCTCTTTGTTAACTTGTTTACAAAGAAAAGTCGTTTTCGTAAGTCGCGGAAATGTAATTCCGAAAATCTTACTCCTGAATCTCCTATGACTACTGTCAACTGGGTACGAAGGGAGCCCAATGAGTGATCAAGCTCATTGGAAATCATCCGTTCGTACTTCAGTTGATCAGGTCGAGAATTCAAGAATAAGATGGTTGGAAGAACCTCTTTGACTTTTCGTTCAACCTTTGCTTGTAACTGCGAACTACGCACCACAAGTGGAGGGACATCCAGTTTCGAATTATGTACAGCACGTACATATGCTGCCACCAATTTAGTATATTTATACTGACGGACAGGTAGCAAACCCAACCCTCCATACTTGGAGGGGAGGAACGATAACTGGGGGTAAATACCATGGAGTTTTCTAACCAAGGGTACACTCATTTGGGCAAATTGAATCTTTTTTCGAGATGTCTTGAGTGCACTTAAGGACTCTACTGCACTAAGGATTTCCACTTGGTTGAGGTGTGAATTGAAGAATAAATCTTTATTCAAACCCGCTAATGGGATAATATCCTGGTTGTGCAGAAGGGAAAACTCTTCTACTACTGTTCCTTGTGCGAAGTCTACTTTCTTGACTATATTTTTAAGTAGGAAAGCCTTTTCGCAGAACAGACCTTTAGTAGGAGATATAAAGCATTTTTTGAACTGCAACTCCATTCCAGTGAGTTGAGTTATCCAGTACTCATATGCTAATATCTGAGCCTTCGTCCATGCACCAATGATATCATCTCCCTTAATCAAGTAAGACCGTTTTGGTAAGCCAATACGGTAACAGACGAAATTATGGAGAAGTGATAACAGTGGCCAACTTCCGCCAAGACCAAGACATGTTCCTCGTTGAGAAACATATGATTGACCTTGTAGGATAAGTTCAGCATTGAAGAAGGCACAAGGGAGTACCCTGAGAGCGTTTGCAAACTCTAAAATGACATTTTGGTCAATTAGATCAGTTGCAGCTCTCAGATCACCTGAAAATAGGTAAACCCTTGTTCGACCCGATCCCTTAGGAAGTTTCAATCTAGAAACAAAGTCCTTGGGGACGTTCAAAACTTGTTTGAATGGTTCGGCAACCAAGGTAAGGCTGCTCGGATCGTTTAACAGAGAACCCTTAAGAGCAGGAAATTTTGTCATTTTCTCTCTTAATTGAGTTCCGATATAATCAGCATAAACTCCATGATCAAGTGAAGACACCGTAACAGGTCGTGTCTTGCTCCTTTCCGGAAGCACAGATACGCGGCCCACTGGGTCGATCAAAGCAGGATCTTGGATATGTAGAATGTCGACATATTCATCGACTTTCTTCTTTATGTTGGCTATATCACCATGAGGAATGAGCATTTTTCGGAGGTTCTGTTCCAGATTAGATGTGCGTGGTGAATTTCGATCATCCACTTCACATCTAATCCGTTTCCTGAACTCTTGTAATTTTCCTCCCTCCTTTTGTTGTGTAGTTAATGTAGAGCTATTACTAGCTATACGTTGGGTCACATAACCAAAAGGTAGGTCATTCCTCAACCACCCTAGATATCGATCACAGAAGGGTATTACCCAGGTAGGATCTGGAACTTTAGTTCCCGGATAACACCGTCGATATTTAAACTCCTCGAGTTCCTCAGTTAATGCAAATTTACTGGGATATTCGAGCGCTCTACCAATCATAGAGAGTTGTAAGTAGCCCTGTTTACTTCGTGAATAGGACCATAACTTTCTAAGTTTGGGATGGGTGAACCGTTCAAGGGCAGTGCGATTTTGGGAATCTACACGAGAGTGTAATCCTATAGCACGTGCTGCCGTTAAACCGGATTTAATATCTGATATGGATGAAAACATAAATGTAAGAACGTAAACATCAAGTTTCTGTTCTATTTGTGTTAGATACATATAGATCTTCTTTCTTTCACGGCTGTTAAAACCCGTTAAAGGAAGGCATCTCTTCCAGAGACACAATCGTTGTTGTGCTCGGTTGAGGATTTGTTCAGCAGTCTCTGACTGCGACAATAGATCCTTAAGAAGAAGAATCATCTTCGCCTTTTCGGCCGAAGTCCAAGATGCTACGAAAGCACCCATAGGTTTAATTAAAGCAATTAAATCATCTATGAGTAATCGTAGTGTCC